AGATTGGTTATGGTCGGCAAATCTAACGACCCCAGGGTGCCCATAGATCAATATAATTCAATGGGCGAGGCGCTGGACACTTGCGAGGGGGAGATAGTCTTGATTGAGCCTAAAGGGCTTGTTTCGCTGGAAGACTTTGACCACCCTGTTAGCGTCACTTATGCTTTCGGGAATGCAATGAATCACAATTTACAGCACAAAGGCGTGACAGTCAGAATAAACACTCCGAGCGATACGGACATGTTCGCCATAAATGCGGCAGCAATAGTTCTGGCTAGCAGATTATGAGTACCGATAACAGAACGTTGCTCAATGACTGCTCTGCGGCTTTTACCGGGGGTGACGATACAGGCGCAGTGACCACGCTGGCCGGACTGTACTATGAAACGTCGGCACTATCAGTTCAGTTCACCAACACAGACGAGCGAACATTTACAACAAACATCGGTGGCACCAGGGACTTGTCAGACGCTACTTGCTACATGGTCGCTAAAGATAACCTGGTTCAAACACAGGCGCTAGGCGGGGTTAAATACGTCCTGTATGACGGCACTGATGAAATCGGGTACGAGATCGGCGGCAATGATAATACCGGCATTCCATTAACGCCATTTTTCAATGGCTACAAGCTCGATGTTTCAAATTCAAGTGCGTTTACTGCCCATGCCTTCGCAGGAACGGAGGGAGGTCTCGCAAAAACAGCGATTACAGGTGTAGGCTACGGCACAAACCACCTTGCGAAAGCGCAGGGTTCTATTGATAACTGCTTTCTTGACCAATTCTATTACATGGCTAACGGCTCTGCTGCACTAACAGTCAATGGCGGCACTTCTGGTACACCTATAACTTTCGCCACGCTATCAAGCGACGATATATCAAACGGCTGGGGGTTAATATCTAACCCGCAGGGTGCGCAGTATAATTTATTTTGCCCTACTGAGTGGGGTGATAGCGGTACTGCCAGCACTTATTTCAGTGAGTCAGACTCGCAAATAACGCTAATCGGCGTGGGTATTGGCGCTGGTAATTTTGATATGTCGCTGACGGGGAATTCCACAGGCACCAATCTATTTAAGTTAAGCGGATGTGTTGTTGTCAATCTGGGTGCTGCTGCTAACTGGGATTTGTCAGATGCAAACTTCAATACAATGGAAGTTGACTCGACACAGTTTGTTGATAATGGGGCGTTTACTTTCCCAGTCACAGGCGGAACATCAAGACACTGCAACGACGCAACATTCGTCAACTGCGGCCAGGTAAACCCCAGCACTTGCACATTTTTAAGAAACACTTTTATCGGAACTACTGACGCAAACGGGGCTTTGTTAGCTAATAAAGACCTCGATTCAATGACATTTACCTCTGATGGCACAGGTCACGCCATCTACATTACAACGCCAGGCACTTACGACTACACGCTGAACAGCTTTACAGGGTATGGAGCAACCGCCTCAACAGACGCAGTTATTTATAACAACTCGGGCGGCTCGGTCACGATAAATGTTAACTCCGGCGACACGCCAACGTATCGGAACGGAGCTAGCGCCACAACCACAATCGTTTCCGGGGCCGTAACAGTAAAGGCCGTGGCAGCACTTAAAGCTGGCACGGCTGTAGAGAGCGCCAGGGTTTACTTGAGAGCGTCGGATGGCACCGGGCCATTCCCGTTTGAAGATAGCGTGACAATTACAAGATCAGGTACAACCGCAACGGTGTCGCATACCGGGCATGGCATGGCGACTAATGATAAAGTTGCCATCTCCGGCATAACTGATAAAACAGAAGACCTGGGCGTCAGGCAGATTACAGTGACAGGAGTAAACGCCTACACATACACGACAACAAACTCAGGATCAACGAGTTACACAGGGGCAATAACCTCGACATTCGTGGCCCTGAACGGCTTGACGGACGTGAACGGCGAGTTAAGCACATCGAGAGTCTACACCTCAAACCAACCCGTGATAGGGTGGACGCGGAAATCATCAGGGTCGCCCTACTTGCAAGAGGGCGTTTTAGTTGGCACGGTATTAAGCTCAACCGGGTTTGACGGAACAGCGGTTATGTTGCCGGATGAATAATAAATGGGGTATATAGTTTGAGCCTATCTGTAGACTACAGCGTAACGCCTTTTTTAATAACGATCCCCAAGAGCGATCTCACATTAGAATCTGGCACTAGATATAAGCTAACTGTCGATGAATTCTGGATATTACTAAGGGATTTCTCAGATAACGAAGGCACGATGGCGCAGCCTAAGCTGTACCGGCGCATAGCAGCAACCTCAAGTACGCCATCAATCACAGAGATCGAGGAGGCGTACTACTCGTTGCAGTTTGAGGACGGGCTTTACTCCGTAAACATAGTTAACGGCAATACCAATATCCGAGAAGTTGAAGATAAAAATCAGGTAAGCGTAAGCACCAACAACACCACCGGGTTTATCGACCCAGAGTTTCTTGAGGCTGGGCTATTTGGCGGCGGTGTAGCCATCAAGCCGAGCAGCCCCTATACAATATCATCAAGCGTAGCAGGCGTAGTGGGGACGAGAGAGCACCCTGTAAACAATATGGCCGATGCGCACGTTATCGCTGCAGCGCGGGGATTGAATAACATTTATGTGATGGAGGATTTAACTATTGCTGGCGTGGATATTTCCGGGCAAAGCTACCATTTTGTGGGTGACAGCACCTTTACCACATTAACAGCATCCCCTAGTGCAAATATATTAGGGTCGTCAATGGCGTTGCTGACTATTGACGGTGAAATGGATGGTATCAATATCATCCGAGACAGTATTGTTGTAGATGTTACAAGAGTCAGTGGGTCTTTAGAGAACACAGCTCTCGCTAGTACGGCGGTATTAAGTGGGCCAACAGTACTGTTAAGCTGCTACTCGCAAGTAGTGGGGTCGCTATACCCTGAGATAGAGGTAGGATCGTGGTCGCTACAGGTTCGATCATGGCACGGCTCGCTGGGCATAAAAGGGGTGACAGGCGGAACGCACACTATCGAAATGTATGGAGGACAGCTACACGTTGACGAAACATCGACAGGTGGGACGATTCACGTCAGGGGGAACTACAGCAAGCCCCCCAACGATCTTAGCGCTGGAGCTGTAACTATCATTGATGAAACCGAAGTCAGCTCTAACTGGACTCACGCACTCACAGAGAGCTATCCAACTGACGGCGCATCATCGACCACGCCAGCGCAGCTAATGTACGCAATTAATCAAATGTTAAGCGAGTTCTCACGGTCAGGAACCACAATATCAATCAAAAAACGTGATGGCACAGAGGCGTTCCAGCTAGAGCTTGATAGCGCAACAGCACCGACGATTTCACATCAGAGCACATGAATCCCCATCTAAATAGCGTTAATGGTTTTGGGGGAGGGTTTATAGCATTCTGGCCAAGCCAGGGCGCAGTGATTGTTGTCCCAAGTAATCAAGGAGGCGGCGGCAGTCAAATAGGACTACTGCTAAGGGAAGACCAAGAGATTATTGATATAATCACAGCAATAGGGCCGTTACTGGTGAGAATATGAGCGAGAAGCCAATATACAGAACATTCAACACAGTCGATGCAATGAAGCGCGTCGATCCTAAACCCGTTTTGTATCCCACCTACAAGCTAGGTAAGGGCAGAGCGGAATACATGACCGTCCGGATAGGCGAGGAGCCACGGTTTGCTAAGAGGAAATAATGGCTAGAGCGCGCAACAAAGAGACAGGGCTAACGGACAAACAGGAATTGTTTGCTGAGGCACTGGCATTCAACCCTGAGATGAGTACGAGCGATTGTTATAGGGCGGCGTATAACAGTGAAGGCATGAAGCCCTCGACCATTCACAGCACCGCCTGTGTATTAAAGGACGACCCGAAGGTGGCCGCAAGGGTTTCTGAATTACGGGCAGAAAGGTCGGAGCGCACTGGTATTGATGCCGATTGGGTGCTAATGAGGCTTGCTGAGGAGGCTACCGCTGATGTTGCTGATATATACAGCGATAGTGGTGCGCTGCTACCTGTAAAGCAGTGGCCGAAGATATGGCGACAGGGGCTTATTACAGGGTTGGATAGTCATCAGGAGTACGCTTACGAGGGCGGTCAGAAAATACCCGACGGCATTGTGCAAAAGATCAAAATATCAGACAGGGTTAAGCGATTAGAGTTGATAGGCAAGCACGTCAATGTAGGGGCGTTCAAGGACAAGGTTGAGCACAGTGGGAGTATCGGTATAGCGGACATTCTTGACTCAATAGACGGCACAAGCAAAGGGCTTCCTGTTGACGAATGAGGATAAGCTAAAGGCTCGTCTGGGCGACCAAGTGTGGAGGCTTAACAACCTCTATTGGATTGTGGATAAGTCCGGTCAGAAGGTTAAGTTTAAGCTCAACCCACAACAGCAAGCTCTGTTTGAAGGCATGTGGTATCTCAACCTGATATTGAAAGCCCGTCAGCTTGGAATGACGACGTTCATTCTCATTTTTATGCTTGATAGGTGCCTGTTCAACTCCGATACCAAGGCAGGGGTTATTGCTCATAACAGGGAAGATGCGCAAAAATTCTTCCGTGAGAAACTAAAGTACGCCTACGACAATCTCCCTGAATGGCTACAGGCCGAAAGACCGGCGAAAAATGACAGGTCGGGTGAGCTAGTGTTTGAGAATGGCAGCTCTGTTACTGTCGGCACGTCAATGAGATCGTCTTCATTGCAATATCTGCATATCAGTGAGTTCGGGAAAGTCTGCGCGAAGTACCCGGACAAGGCTAGGGAGATCGTTACCGGCGCACTCAACGCGGTAGAGGCAGGCCAGTTTGTGTTCATTGAGAGCACAGCAGAGGGCCAACAGGGTTATTTCTACGACTATTGCACTGAAGCAGAGAGGGCTGCGATAGAGAAGCGCAAGCTAACAAAGCTCGACTACAAGTTGTTCTTCTTCCCGTGGTGGGAGAATGAGGGTTACAGGCTAGAGGGTGATGTAATCCACACGCAGGAGATCGCCGAATACTTTGATGACCTCGCGCATAAAGACGGGATTATTCTCGATAGAGAGCAGAAAAACTGGTACATCAAGAAGCTATCAACGCAAAAAGACGATATGAAGCGGGAATACCCGTCTACTATCAGAGAGGCGTTCGAGCAGTCGATACAAGGCGCATACTACGCAAAAGAAATGGCATCAGTACGGAATGACGGCAGGCTTCGCAAACTCCCCTACGAGCCATCACTGCCGGTCTATGTGTTTTTTGACTTGGGCCGCAATGACTATACTGCCATGTGGTTTATGCAAGACTACCGGGGGCAGTATCGGTTTATCCGTTATTACGAGAACAGCGGCGAGTCGATACAGTTCTACATCAAGAAGATGCAAGAGTATCAGTACGTCTACGACACGCTGTACTTGCCGCATGATGCCAACGTCACCGATCTCAGTCGCGCTGATAATAAGTCTCGGGCCGATATTGTTCGAGGTATGGGCATGAAGGTCGAGGTTGTATCACGAGTGCCATACAAGGCAGAGGCAATTCAAGCCGTAAGGGATGTGCTGCCCAAGTGTTATTTCGATGAAGAAAACGCAGCAGGTGGCGTGGCTAGTCTCGATGGGTTTAAGAAAGAATGGAACGATAAATTAGGCGTGTGGCGTGATGAGCCTGTACGAAATGACGCAAAGCACGGAGCTGACGCATTTGAACAGTTTGCGCGAGGGTACACAGCAAGAATGGATCATCAGGGCAGTTTTGAAGCAGAGGATTACGCATGATCGAGGTCGATGTAACACTAGACGACATGAAAGAGGCTGTGCATAACGACGAGGTGTGCAGACACTTTGGCGCGGCTATCACGAAAGCATACCCTGGCCGCAGGTGGTTGATTGAGGTGTTGGACAAAGGCTATCTCTGTTACATCAAGATTCCAACTATCTCTATGGAGTACGGCATAGCGGTGAAGTTAAGTAAAACACTGAGAAGTGATACAATTAACTGCGTAAGGTCGGCAGGCGAACTGTTGGAGCGATTCAAGCTAACACGCGGCCAAACTGATAACGTCGATGTTTTCCAATTACCATCCAACTACAAGGGCGTGATAGGCGCAGAGAAAGGTGAAGTCTAATGGATGATACGCATCCTGGCGAAGTAGAAGACATTGGGTCGACCGATAGCGAGGCCGATGGCAGCTCTATCTGGGTCCAGCGAGCGTCAGAGGCATACGAGGCCTCTACTGATTATATGGAGTCGTCCGTCCTCAACCAATGGGATGAGAACATTGACAACTTCCGTAGTCGTGCAGCTACAAAGAATAACGGTGCTGGGCGTAAGATATTTCGGCCTAAAACACGGTCGGCTATCAGGTCACACGAAGCGGCACTAGCTACAGCTCTGTTCTCAAGCAATGATTTAGTATCAGTAGATCCCGCAGATCAAAACAATCAGATACAGGCGCTCAGCGCCAAGCTCAATAAAGCACTGATACAGCACAGGTTAGAGAAAACGATTCCTTGGTTCATGACGGCTATCGGCGGCTATCAAGACACGCTGAATTATGGCGTTGTGATTAGCAAAACCTACTGGAAGCATGAAGAAGAAGAGTCTGGCGACTTCATACCTTATATCGACGATCAAGGGCAGTTTGTGCGTGATGAAGATGGTTATGTGCTTGGCCAGCAAGCAGCGCCGAACATAATTATTGATGAGCCTGTTATTGACCTGCTTGCCCCTGAAAACTTCCGCTTCGATCCCAATGCAGACTGGCGAAACCCGATTAGCGACAGCCCTTACCTGATTGAGCAAATCCCTATGTACGCTGGCGACGTTGCAGAGCGCATGGGCAAATCAGGCGACGATAAAATTGGTGAGCCAGGGTGGAATGAGTATTCTTTATCGCAAATATTGACGGCTGGAGGTGATACAACAAAGAATAAGCAGACAAGACAAACAAGGGAAGGCGACCGCGAAGACCCTATAGATACGCTGAAATACAATGAGTTTACAACGGTATGGGTGCATTTTAACGTGTACCGCATTAATGGCGTTGATATGGCGTACTACACACTAGGCACTACACTGTTATTAAGCGACCCAGTGCCTTTGACTGATATTTATAAGCATGGCCGGAAAGTTTACACGTTAGGTGTTTCGACGATTGAAGCCCACCGAAACTATCCATCAGCTCTAAATGAGCTAGGCAGCAATACTCAGAATGAAATAAACACATTAGCCGACCAGCGTTATGACAATGTTCGCCTAGTGCTGAACAAGCGGTACTTCATCAAGCGCCAGGGTAATGTTGATCTGCCAGCTCTAGCCAACAACAGGCCCGGTGGAGGCGTCTTTGTTGATGATCCTAATGGTGATGTGAAGGTAGTTGATACACCGGACGTAACAAGCTCAAGTTACGCAGAGCAAGATCGGCTCAATCAAGATATGGATGAACTGATGGGCACGTTCTCAACATCAACAGTCCAATCAAACCGGGCGATGAATGAGACAGTCGGCGGTATGAACCTGATGGCCACAGGCGCTAATGCGTCACAAGAGTACATCATGCGGACATTCATCGAGACTTGGGTAGAGCCAGTATTGCGCACCCTCGCCAAGCTAGAACAGTATTTTGAGACAGACGAAACAATCATGGCACTGGCAGCAAGCAAGGCAGGCATACCAGAAGAGGCTGCAAAAGACCCTGAAATAATGGATAGACTGATTGAACAGGATTTAAACATCACTGTTAATGTCGGGCTTGGCAACACTAATCCACAGCAGAAAATGCAGAAGCTAATGATGGCAGTTAATACAACGGCAGGCATGCCAGAGATGGCGGCTAAGACTGACTGGCCAGCAGTGGTTAAAGAGATATGGGCCTTCGCTGGGTATGGTGATGGTGATCGTTTTGTCGTGGGTGAGAAAGAGGGTGAGCCACAAGAGCAGGGCCCTCCACCTGAGCTGCAAGCCAAACAGATGGAGCTGAAAGCCAAAGCGCAGGAAGCCCAAGCGGATCGAGAACACGACATGGCTATGCTTCAACTTAGATTGCAGCAGGAAGGCGAGCAGTCAATCATCGAAATGAATACCCGCCGAGAGCTGGAGCTAATTAAGCTGTCAGAGTCTAAAGGCATAAAGCTGGAGGAGTTGAGGGCTAAGGTTGGCGTGGAAGCCGCGAAGGATAAGACGGCGAGAGAGGTTGCTGCACTCAAGGCTAGCCTAATGTCGAGAGAGCTACAACTGGCCACGATTACAGGTAGCGGCATATGACCGACTTCACCGACTACGACCTAGCCCTATTCGCCCAGGCTGACCTCGGGGAGCAGGCAAGAGACTTCCTTAAAACCGATATAGGCCGGTACTTAACAGGGTGCGCAGAACAGCAAATCAACCAGTGCAGCCGAGAACTGCTCAAGGTTTGCCCAACTAACACAGATAAAATACAATTACTACAGAACAAAGCCCAAACAGCGAGTAACTTCATTGCATGGGTGCAAGAGGCTATTGATATGGGCGATGCAGCCTATCAACAGGTACAACAAACCGAGGGTTAAGAAGTGTCCGAAGAGCTAAAAGAAGCAATTGAAGTCGAAGAATATGAGCTATCAGCAGATACGGATGGTGAAACTGTATCATCCGATGACAAACCCCCGGTATTATCTCCTCGTGAAGCTGCTATCGAGGCAATGGCTGCGGCTAAGTCCGAGCAATCACAAGGCACTATTGTTGATGAGCTAGGCAATGAGGTTGATGAAAGCCTTAGCGATGAAGATTACGACAATCTTGACCCAGAGATTAAAGTGCCGGAGCCAGAGTCACCCGTATTCCTGAATGATGATGGCAAGTACGCGATGAAGCTGGCAGTAAACGGCTCAGAAGTCGTACGCTCTTTGGATGAAATCGTTGCTGAATCACAGAAACAAATGTCCGCCGATCAAAGGCTACAAGACGTAGCAGAGCAGCGGAAACAGATTGAAGCAAGAGAGGCTGAGTTATTACAGCGCGAGACCGCTGTTAGCGAAGCATCCTTGCGACAAAACAACCAGCTATCCAGCCAGGACGTTGGGGAAGATGCTCTTGATAGTGCCAAGGCGCTGCTTGAGCAGATATACGATGGCAATACCGATGATGCAGCAGAACAGCTCGCACAGCTTATCGCAGGACGGCAGCAGCCTATCCAAGTCGATGCTGATGCGATTGGTCAGCAGGCAGCAAAAGATGCCATCGCCACAATTGAGGCCATGAATGCAGAAAAAGCATATACAGGCTCAGTTGAGGATGGAGTGGCATGGCTTGAGGAAAATCACCCAGACGTAAGGCAAAACAAATCGCTAGAGCGGTATGTGGATGCTGAAATCAATGTGATTATGACCAAAGAGCCAGGCATTACTCCAGAAGCAGCAATCAAACGTGCGACAGAAACAGTTTTAGAGCAGATGGGGCAACCCAAAACTGAAAAAAGTAGTCGCGCATCCAACAAAGCTGGGCTACACCGTGAGCCTGCCCGGAAGTCGATGAGTAAGAAAAGGCCAGTTCCGGAGGTTATTGATAACTCCCCGTCGGCTGTAATTGCTCAAATTCGAAAAGATCGGCAGATGATAGCCGGTAGACGCTCTTAATTAGGTAAATTATCATGGCTGGACAATTATGGTCAGGTGCCGGCGGTTATATGGCCACCGAGACACTATCAAAAGAACTGCGAGAGGCTGTACAACCGCTTTCTCGTTTCACTCAATTTTGCGACACCGAGGAAGCTATCGGTAAAGGCAATGGCGACGTTTACACATGGAACGTACATGGCGACACCGCCACTGATTGCCCTACCACTGGGCTTGATGAGAATGCCAAAGTCCCCGAAACTGGTTTTGCAACCAGCCAGGGCACGGTAACTCTCAAAGAGTTTGGTATTGCTGTACCTTTCAGCAAGAAGTACGACGATCTGTCTGAGCAGCCCGTAAAGGCGATCATTCAGAAGACGTTGAAGAACTCAGCAGCTCGCACAGAAGACCGTGTAGCTCATGCTCAGTTTGACGCTTCATTGTTGACGGGTACTGGTGGTGCTGATGGGGCTGTAACCGTAAAGACTGATGGCTCATTCTCTGGCGCTGCCGTTGCGATGACTATTGCACACGTCAAAACCATTGCCGACACCATGCAGGAGCGCAACATCCCCGTATTCGATGGCGAGAACTATGCTGCCATCATGCGGCCTACTACCCTTCGCCCCGTTCTAACTGAGCTTGAAGGCATCCATCAGTACACCGATGGCGGCTGGACGCGCATTATGAACGGCGAAAAGGGCAAGTATGAAGGTATTCGCTTCACTACTCAGACCAATATCCCTTCCGCAGGCTATGGTGCTGGGGACAGCGCATATTTTTTCGGAAGTGATACCGTAACTCAAGTAATCTCCTGTCCCATGGAGTTACGCGGGAAAATCCCGGACGATTCTCAATTGGCTGTGGCCGCCTAGGTCGTCATTCTCAAGTAATTGAGGATTAGAAAATTGGGTGAATTGCTGGGACATCTAAGGTACAATCCCTCTCACATTACAAGTGATGGAGGCATACTATGACAATCAGCAGCCAAGACGATTCAGTAATGAGTTGTAAGGTTCAGAGGTCAGGACGAGAAGCCACTTCGGTGGTCAATAATGTCCATAGGACTCAAGCGAGTTCGAAGCGCCCAACCCCCTTATGGGGTGATGATATGATCCAGTCTTCACGGAAACGTGGAGCAGTTTTAAGACTTTTAGTAAGTAAGATGGAGAAATCTCAACAAGGTTGTTGGGAGTGGCAAGGATCGAAAACCAATGGATATGGCAGCTTTAGAATACCCGGCGTGTGCAATGACACGAAGATATTGGCGTCACGCGCAGCATGGGTAGTTTTTAATGGCGAGGCTATACCGGATGGTTTATTTGTTTGCCACCACTGCGACAACCCGAAATGCTTTAACCCCGATCACCTTTTTTTAGGTACGCAGAAGGATAATATCCAAGACTGCAAAAAGAAAGGAAGGCTCATTACAGGTACAGCGAGCCATCTTAGCAAGTACGACGACAATGACTTGAATACAGTTGTTGATCTGCTAGCAAAAGGAATGACCGGGCGAGAGGTAAGCGAGTTAACTGGGATTTCTACTTCCCATATCAGCAGGATTAAACGCGGCTATACCCGTGTTACCGATGATATGGAAGGCAAGAATTGGATTCACCCGGCAAGGGTTTACACAGACGAAGTGTTGACCTCTGTGGCAAAGATGATCGTAGACGGGAAGCTGTCTTCGGTAAAAATTGCAGAGGTATGTTCAGTTCCAGCACATCTTATAGGCGACATGAAGAAAGGCAGGTCGCACAAAAAGTTTATGAAACGGGCCTTGAATAGCGATCAAGGTTGAATACACCGTATGGCCGGTCACAAGGCATTATGTGGTATGCGTTAGAGAACTTTGCGCTGACCCATAACGACCAGACCAGTGCTGAAACTAAGGCTCAGGCCCGTGTTTTGCGTTGGGGTGGTTCAAGCTAATTACTGCCCCCTTCGGGGGGCTTTATCGAGGAAATTGTTATGAGTTATGCAAACCCTACGACAGTTGGCTACCGTTTCCCGGCTGCCACGCTGTCATCTCCGGCAACCATTGGTCGCATTCAAGCACCTGACGGCAAGAAAGGCCGAGTAGTTGACGTGTCTTTAGTCACCACTACAGGCACTACTGATGCTGAATGTACTGTTGACGTTGGCACGGCTGGTGCTGTTGCGGCCTATGCAACACAAACCATCCCCATCACCGCTATCAACCTGGGTGTGCAAGGTAACGTATCTGTTGCGGGGCATGAAATTCCCGAAGACACACTGATCGAGGTCTCCGCTAACGGTGAATGTACCGCTGGCGCAGGCGACGTTACTGTAATCATCGACTGGTACTAAGGAGTACATTATGAGTATTGAAGACGGCACATCGTTTAAAGAAGGCTTCGACGCAAAGAAGCAAGGCGCTAAACCTACTGCGACAACTCAGCGACCCTCTAAGGGTGGCGGTTTTATCAAGGAAGGCAAAGGCGGCAAAGGTAAAGGCGGCTGTAAGTAAGCTGTAACCAGGGGCTACTTCGGTGGCCCCTTCTTTTTTGAGGAAAAGATTATGCGCAAGATTATGACGCACGAAGAGTTTAGAGAATATCGCGAAGGCAAAGACGTTAAGCCTAGCCTTGAAGATGGCCACAGTGGTAAAACTGTTGTTAGCCAATACGAGCGTGATTGCAAAAAGCACAAGGTAAAGCATATCGGGGAATATGACGATGCTTGATAAATCCCGCGAGCACTCCACCGTCTACGGCGGCACAAGCACGACACGATTTATCCAAGACGGCCACAGGTATGGCTCGAACGGGAAATACTTGGGCAAGGTTGGTGAAGAAGATCGACCTATTTTTAGGCCCAAGCAGGCTGAAACTGTTATAATTGGCGACGATCTTGCTGTGATGGGCAAGGCTGAATTGATTACCTTAGCAACTTCTTATGGCCTCAAGGCTGATGGAAGAATGTCTGAAGAAACATTGCGCAATAAGCTAGGTAAATATAATGCCGACATTCTTGGAGCTAACACAGAAGACTCGTGAGGCCTGTAGTGTAGCTGGAGACGGCCCCTCCACTGTAACTGGCCAAGTTCGAGAATACGCAAGACTCATCGAGTTTGTTCAAATAGCCCATGAAGAAATCCAAGCTAAGTGGTTTGATTGGCGATTCTTGTGGAAAGAAGGCTCATTCTCTACGATTGCATCACAAGACGCTTACGACCTCACTGACTCATCTTCGATGGGTGGCTCAGGCAATGTGATTGACGACTTCTCTAAGATGGCGAAGTATGACCCGGCGTCAGGTCGCACTGGTGAGAAATTGTGGATTAATGGCAGTACCCAGCTAGATTACATCCCCTGGGGTAGCTACGATTTATCAGCCTACACATCAGAGGGTAAGCCTAGCTCGTTTACAATAAAGCCTAACGGCGACTTCCTGATGCTGCCGACACCGGACAGCGCATACCCTATTACGTTTGAGTATTACAAAAAGCCTGTAGTGTTGGCCGCAGACAGTGATATGTCCCCGATCCCTGAGAGGTTCCATAGGGCTATTGTTGGCAGGGCGATGGTTCTCTATGCAAACTACGAGAACGCGCAGGAGGTGCGAGCTGACGGCCTAGAGCGGTACGGCGAGGCAATGGATCAGTTAGAAGCAGATCAACTGCCATCATCATCGGAGTATCGGTACAGCACGAATAACGATTTTCAGGTTGTTGTTCAGTGACGGCGACTAAGACAGACTACTTTCCTATGGGTGGTGGGTTAGACCTTGCTACTCCAGCTCTGTCAGTAAGGCCGGGCACGTTGTTGGATTGTATTAATTTCACACCTGATATTAACGGCGGTTATCGTCTTTCTGGTCTTTACGAGCGATTAGACGGGCGATTACCCCCTAGTGACGCCTTGTATTATATGCTTGAGGTCGCTGACGAGTCTTCATACTCTGCTGGCGATAGTATTACAGGTGGAACAAGCGGAGCCACGGCTGAAGTCATAAACACTGCAACAGGCTTTCTGGTGATTACCGAACTGGTCGGCACCTTCACTGCAACAGAGTCGATAGGCGCGACAACTGTTACAACGGTGGAAGAAGTAAGCGGCGAAAGCAGCATGGAAACTGAACTGCAATATCGAAGCGATGCGCAAGACCACTACCGCGCAAGCATAGCAGCGGTGCCAGGGTCAGGCCCGGTGCGGGGTGTATGGCAGCACAAAGCCAAGACTTACGCATTCAGGGACAACGCAGGCGCGACAGCGGTCGATTGCTACAAAGCGACAGCAAGTGGATGGTCTCAGATTGTATTTGCCTCGCACTATGTCCGATACGACGCAGGGGTAAGTGCGTTTGCGGTAGGCGATGTTGTGACAGGCGTGACAAGTACCGCAACCGGTACTGTCCACCGCGTAGTTATTCACACAGGGTCATTCACAACAGGCTACATTGTGTTGACAAGTGTCACAGGCACTTTTGTTGACAATGAGGCGTTACAGGTCAGTGCAGTGACGGTCGCTACGTCCGATGGCGCAAGCTCGGCTATGAGCCTCCCGGCTGGCGGTCTTTATCAGTTTGATTCGCATAATTTCTTGGGAGGCTCGACCTCATATTACGCCTACGGGTGCAACGGCGTCGGTCCAGCGTTTGAAATTGACGATAACGACGTGTTCTCGCCCATCCTAATGGCTGAAATCGATGGTGCGCCTGACTCAAATACGCCGCACTTGATTGAAATACACAAAGGCCAGCTATTCTTAGCCTTTGATAACGGTATTATTGAACACTCGACTATCACCGATGCGATGACCTTTGATGGCTTCCTTGGGTCGGTAGAGTTCGGGCTAAGTGAAGATGTAACTGGGATGCTATCTATCGCAGGTGGTGTGCTCTTATTATTCACTCGCAGGCAAACGTGGGCTTTATACGGCAATAACTCTACTGATTGGTCGATGCAGTCTGCGTCAGACAATACCGGGGCAATACTCTACGGAGTAGCGCCTATTGGCAGGGTTTACGCATGGGACGACCAGGGCATTACTCGGATGGATCGAGTGCAGGCGTTTGGCGACTTCCAAAGCGCAACGGTCTCAAAGAATATAAGACGAGCATTATCTAGCAATATCAATAATCTGGTCGGCACTGTCACCTACAAGGATAGGGATCAGTTCTGGTACGTCTTATCATCGGGCGACGTGATTGTGGCTTATGTCAGCGAGCAGGGTTTTGTTGAATACGGCTGGCTGAGCTTAGGCTTTACCCCGACGTGCGCATACAACGCGCCGGACGAGACAGGCACCGAGCGCATTTATATCGGCAGTGATGATGGCTTTGTTTACGAAATGAACAAAGGCATGGCCCAAGATGGCGAGATCATGGAGTTTGGTTATCGCTCGACGTATAACCACATGAAATCGCCACGGCTAAGAAAATCCTTTAAACACTTGCAGGCAGAAATTGAAACGCCAAGCATTGCTAGTTTTGATATAGCCACAGAGTATGACTACTCAGCGAGCTATGCAGCAAACAATATAGATATAGGCTCAATGTCTTCTGGGGGTGGTGGTTTCTGGGGCACTGCTCTATGGGATAACTTTTCGTGGGGCGCTCAAGATATACCCACTGACGAAATATCCATTACAGGTACGGGCATTAACATATCGATCATTGTTTATGGCACATCAAAACTGCTTGATCCCTTTACGGTGCAAGGCTTTATGATCCACTACATACCAAGGCGAATATCACGTGGCTAACGACTACTACACAAGAGCAAAGACATTCTCGACAGGCACTAAGGCTAAAGGCTCTAATGTAGTGTCAGAGTTAGACCTTATTGTAGCTGGGCTTGATAAGCTACCTTCCCAAGCGAGAATGGATGGCGGCAATCCAAACTACGTTGTAGCAGGTGGTACGGCAGACGCTTTGACCATCACATCCCCTGGCACGGCGATAACAACCTACACCGGGCAAGATGGACTAGCCTTTAGCGTAAAAGCCACGGCAACCAATACCGGCGCAACCACGATCAATGTCGATGGTGTTGGTGCGGTTTCACTGGTCGCCTCAGATGGTAGCACTCCGGCAGCGGGAAGTATTACAGCCAACGGTATTTACTCTGTTGTCTACAACGAGACCACGGGTAACTTTGTATTTTCCGACCCTCTTGGATCAGAAGCGGCAGCATCAGCATCGGCAGCAGCAGCGGCAGCCTCAGAGACAGCAGCAGCAGCATCGGCGGCAGGCGTTAATCTTCCAGCAATAGAAAGCGGCGATGCCCTAAAGCATCTTCGGGCTAATGCCGGAGAGACTGGATTTGAGCTGCAAGCTGTTGTGGTCACGTCTATTGATTATCAAGAGTTCACATCTTCTGGAACGTGGACGAAACCGGCTAATGCTATGTCGATTTATGTTGAGTGCGTCGGTGGTGGTGGCGGAGGGTCAAACGGAACGACCAATACAACAAGCGTCTACGCATCAGGTGGCGGCGGTGGTGGTTTTTCTGATAAAGAGTTTTTAGCAAGCGATACCAGCGCAACAGAAACAGTAACGATTGGTGCTGGCGGGAATGGCGCGGCAAATGCTAGCAATACCATCGGGTCGGCTGGAGGAGACACTACATTCGGATCTCTTCTAACAGGACGTGGAGCGCCAGCAATGCTTTCATCGCACTACGGCGGGCCTTCTGGCGGTGGCCAGCAGCCTGATCTGTCGGGTACATCAAAGTCTGCGGGGGGGTACTCCGGTGGGGCTGGCGGTGCGGCAACAAGCTCTAGTGTTGATAGAAATTCTGGCGGGA